ATTTATTTAACTTTCAAGAATGGGCATATGGAATGTACCTATCCTTTAGATACAGTAACGGCTATGGATCCCCCATTGCATCCTAATGGTATTCCATACGACTTTACTTCGGATAATTTATTTGAAGGAAATTATAAATTATATCCAAGATGGAGTGAATCAGACCCATACGACTGGTTTAACTCTACAGTAGAATCTGGCGATCCAGGTACATCTCCATATAACCCACAAAGCCTAGAATCGATTTATAATGGGATGCCTGGACTGTTTACTGGTTTTTTTAGTTTTAAACATTCGTCTGTTCCTAATGGTATGAGTTTTGTTTATAATTATGCGACTGATGAACGCGAGAACGTTCCTTTTAATCCAGAAAACACCAGTTTTGACTATACTGCAAGATTCTCATTAAAGGTGGATTCTAGGATTTGTTGTTTCAATGAAGGCGCTACAATATCTGGTAAGATTGTATTCAAAAAGTCATATGCAACAATGACTCCACTTTCTACTGTTGGTTACTATGCTGGGTTTTCAACTAGTTGGGGAGATCCAGCGTTCCATAGCGAGGTGGATTGGTCTGTTACATTGAGTGAATCGAATTGCACGGAATCACCTATTGAGGTTCAAGAAATTGAAATCCCTCAAGAAGATGGTTTTGCCGTCTATATCGACGATTTCTATATTACCAGCGTTACTAAACCATAGGCTTGACCACCTTTGACTCTAGGCTAATACCAAGGGACTTATGGCTATTAACACCTATCGCCTATGGATGGCTACAGACTCCAACCGCCTGCTGGCTAACCAGTTTGCGTTTATCGGCGCGCCTGCCCCCTCCTTTTACCAAGGCAACGTAGCCCAACTTGAACTCCATATCGTCGCCTCTAGCGGCGTTGGAAGTTCCCCCATTGAAGTCCCATTTCCTGCGGGTGCGGCGATTACTGTGGCCGTAGGTGATACCAACAAGTACCCTACTGGCGGGACTTGGGAACTGACTGTAGATAGCACCGAAACCGAGCCTGTTCCCTATAACGCTACTACCACCCAGTTACAAGACGCCCTTAATGCCATTACGGCGGTTGATGATGAGGGCGGTGTTACCGTAACCAAGACTGGTACTGGCTACACCATCACCTGGAACACCTACGGCCTAAAGCCGACTATCAGCCAAGGCTCTGATACCCTTACCCCTTCGGCTTATGAATCTATCAGCCTAGTCCAGGCTGGTGATGTTGGCACTCGACAGATTGTCTTTGTCGAACTTCGCCAGTCACCCATTGCGATGTCCACCACTTGGACTCCGTTATCCTCCCCTGTCGTTACTACTACTCTGATCCAGGCTTGGAGCGGTACTAACAAGATTTACCGAGTGGGCATTGACCCCCAGCCGCGCGCTGGGACTATCCAGATTGTCTTTGGAACGACCAACCAGACTTTTAACTACAACACTAGCGCGTCCTCTATGGCTACGGCGCTTGGTAGCCAAGTGTTCCAGACTGGTCAGTATCAATGGGATATTGTTCTCACGGAAGACGAAACCCTAACGGCAACTGGCCTCCTAATCGGATATAATGGGTATGTAGGTACTATCAACTTCTCCACCGCCGAATGCCACCAGTTCCTTGGCGGTGAGTCCAGGCGCTCAACGAACATTGAGGTCTCGATGAATGTCGGAGGAGATCAATTCACACTCTTGCAGGCTGGATGCAATGTGTTCGCCGACGTTGTCGCTGGTGGCGCTGTTGTTCCTATCCCGCTTGGTTCTTACCTTGACGAGGCTGTAGCCAATGCTCGCTTCGTGCGCCGAGACCTTTCGCAGTCGCCAGATTACGCTACTGTTGACGTCATCTGGGGTAACCTAGGTGTAGTTCTTGATGGATCTGATATTGCGGCGGCCATCAACTCGACCACGCACGCACCCACGGCCATCAACCCGATTGCCACGCTTGCAGACCTAGTGGCATCTGGCCTAACTGTCGGGACGCTATCTAATGGAGCGACCACAACCCTCGACAGCACAGTACCTACTGCTGGGCAGGCTTTGACCTATGACGGCACGGACTTAATCTGGGCGACTGTCGGTGGCGGTGGTGGATCATTCCTCCCACTTGCTGGTGGCACGATGACTGGTGCTATTGTCTTTGATGCAGTAGGCTTACAGAACATCGCCAAGGGTACATTTGACAACGGAACAGGCGGCTACCAAGGCATCTCTCTGACTTGTGCTGTCGGCTACGAACTCAATTGGCAGGGTGGTCGCTTGACCAATTGGTATGGCGGATCGGCTCAACAAATCATTTTTGATAGCCCTCTGACTATTGCTTCGGTTGGCGGGATTACTTTTAGTGACACTACTGGGCAGACAACTGCGGCTTTGCCTCTTACTGGTGGAACAGTAACTGGAGAAATCTTGGTTGACGATACGGCTGTGTCTGGCTTTTCAACTTACTATACTGGTAATGGGATTTCAATGGCTGGTGGGATGCGTGTTAACCAAGAAGAGGCTATAATTGAAGGATTTAACATTACCCTAGCATCAAGCGGCTTCATTTCAAATGTTGGTTCAATTACCTTTGCGGACTCAACTGTGCAGACTACTGCCGCTGTGGCTGTGGCTGGAGTCACCTATCGACAGACGATTGCGTTGTCTGTTACGGCTGGCTACGGCAATGGGCCTTATTGGAACGGTACGAACTATGTGACAGGATTTTACTACCCATCTGGTGGTAATATTTACAACGATTGGAATGTTACAAATAAATTTAAAGTTCAAATCAATGGTTACTTGTTTGGTTTTTCTTATTTGTCTGGCGGCACACAGTATTTGAATGTGATGGATGATACATCTACATACACAGCAACAGGCACGGGCGAAACCCTTTACCTCCATTACGATGGTGAAACATCTCCTTATCCTTTCCTAATCACATAAACAAATGGCAATTTCAACTTACTCTGATGCTGGCTTTGCCGCTCTTGTTAGAAACAACAAGGCACATATCATTGGTGCTGTGCAGTCTAGTCAGACCTATGTGGTTTTCAGCCCTTCGATTGTAATTTTTAATCTTACTTTAGAAGGTCTCAAGGCTGACCTTACCGCAAAGAATTACACCATTTTAAACTAACTTTCCTAATATGCTCTACCTCATTGCTATCGTCCTATCCCTATTGGGTGGCTTCGCCTGCGGTTTTCTTTTTTACCACAACAATACTGTCAAGATCCAGGCCAAGGAGTCGGAGGGCAAGAAGTTGCTCGACGCTCTAAAGAAGCCCTAATTAACCCTAAAGCCATTTGGCTTTAACAACGGCTATGGCTATTAAAGCAAAATCTGGTCTAGACCGTTTTACGATAGGGTCGATTTTGGTAGCCACTATCATTGCCCTATCTGGATGCTCTAGCACCCCAGAGATTCCCCAGCAACCAGATGCCCCTACTGATGGAGGCATTGTGAATAAGGTTGGGAATGACCTGGATAAGTCTGACGGCCGTGTAGCCGCCGCCGTTACTGTGGCGCGCGAGAACGCCGATAAGCCTACTGTGGTAAAGGCCGAGACTGGCGTCGCCCTGTCATACCTGCCAAAACCATCGGATGGCGACGTTGCCTTCGCCCGCCAGCGCGCGGCATCATCACCCGACTCTGCCGCCTATAAGGCCGCCGAGGACGCGGGTCGTAAACTCCTTGCCAAGATTAACGACGATTGGGCAAAGATGGAAGCCCAGCAGAAAGAGGCCGCTCGCGTATCGGCGCTCAAGGACGCCAAGATCAAGGAACTAGAGGCCAAGATTTTAGAGGTAGAATCTGAAGCCCGCAAGAACCTGTACACCCTAGCCGCCATCGGCCTTATGGTCATTGGCGGTCTAGCAATGGCATTCGGACGCTATATGGCTGGCGCTGGCCTCCTAGCCACAGGTCTTTTTATTGGAGCAGTTCCCTTCCTGTTCGGTACTGTCTGGTTCATCCCTTCTGTAGGTGGTATGGTAATTATAGGCATTATCGTGGCCTACGTTCATTTCTTCCGTAAACCCAATGTCCCCCCCTGCCCCAACACCATCGAGTGACGATATCCAGGCGATAGCCAAAGACGGCGTCGTTGCCAGCGCTCTTGGATCTGCCGCGATGGTGGCTAGACTTTTGCTGTCTACCGAGCCTGTCACGCTTGGGTGGGTCGTGCGTCGTGTTTTTGCGGCGGCCATTACCGCCTCTTTTGTCGGATGGGCTGTGTCCGAACACATCCAGTCCGTCCCTCTTCGATTTGCCGCCGTAGGCGCTTCTGGGTATGCCGCACCAGAAGTCCTGGACTACCTTCTCAAATACATCAAGGCTCGCGGCGAAGCCGAAGTGTCTAAAGTAAAGAAAGGCATCCGTGGAAAAACAAAGCGAAAGAAGTGACAGAAACCTACTGATCGCGGTAGGCATCATTCTTTTTATTTCGTGCGTATGCGCCCTGTACACCGCGTGGGTGGTTAAGGGGGTACTCAACGCCTTCGCCTCATCCCAGACGATGGCGCTCATCATCACCGACGCTGGGGTTAAGTCGGACGATGCCACCCTGGAGCGCCAACTGTCATCGGCCACCGCCGCGCTCAAGATGTCCGCTGACATCTCCTATGCCCTTGTCGTGGCATCGTTGATGATGGGGGTAGCCTTGGTCTGGCGCGTTTTATCCCAAAAGGAGAATGGGTAGGTATAGGCTAGGCTCTCCAAGAGCCTCCTAGACCCATTTACGTCAGTCTTCTAGGTGCGTACCCTCGTAAAACAGCGCCGCACCTATCTTTTTAGGGGTTAGGATGCCATTCGTGACCATAGCCTTTAGGACAGCCTCGGACTGTAGGCGATCCAGGCTGTAGTCCTGTTCTAGTTCCTTGAGCAAGGCCGCCCGCGCCGTGGACGGCTTGGACGAGAAGTGGGCGTACTGCTGGCCTACCTTGAGCAGTTCAAACTTGGCCGTAGGGGGTACGACCTCCCACAGCACCTTGCCCTCGGCGTGGCGCAACTTGATCGACAGGGTAGGCTTGCCATCGGGCAGGCGCATCCCAGCCAACTTGCCGCGCTTGGTAAGGTTGAAGGAGAAGATGGGGTACTCCTTGGACTCGCGTCTGACGTTGATGATGGCGCGCGCCCAGTTCGTGAGTTCTGAACTTCCTAGGCCGCTATATGCCATATCGCTAATGGTCTGGCCGTCCGTAACTTCCTTGGGCTTGGGCTTCCCTTCGTGGTGGGTAAAGACAATGATACACCCTGTGTCTTTAAGGATGGGCTGGATGCAGTTGCGCAGGAAGTGGGAGGCCACCTCCTGTTTGGATAGGTCGCCGCCCACATACGAAAGAAGGGGGTCGCAAAATATAACGTCCAGGTGCTGGCGCACCACAATCTTGCGGACGAGGTCGGCGAAGTCTTTGCCAGTCTTGGACGTCTCGGTGTAGAAGATCAAGTTCTGCCTCAAGACCTGCCTATCAGCGGCCGACAAGTCCATAGACGACGTCACCCCTTGGTAAGCCTCGGCCAAGTCACCAACGTCGCACTCTGCCTGGATCACTCCAACACGGAGCGCCTTCTTGACTGGGATGCCAAAGAGTTCGCGACCTAGCGCCCAAGAGCAGGCCGTCTGCATCGTGAAGGACGACTTGCCGATACCCGACTGCCCTGTGATAAGCAAAGAGCCGCCACGACAGAGCCAGCGGCCGTGGCCGATGACGTGGTTAGGGTCTTCAAGCGTGTTGTAGGACTCTAGGAAGTCTGTCCGCATCTCATCGGGCAGGTCTTGGCCGTCTCGCCAGACTACCCAGTCGTCCCAGTTGTCGCTACCTACGTTAAGCGCTAGAATCTTCTGTTCCTTATCACCACGCATAACCCCCCCTAGGCGTGACCATCGGGAGGGGTTCTTGTTCTGCGGGTCTGGATCGTGGTCGGCTAGGAACTCGTAGATAGAGTTGCGGCGCTCCTCCCATTGAGGCTTGTCGGAAGCGTCTACCCGAACCCAAGCGTGTACCGACTTGCCGCCCGACTCGATGAGAGCCGTGATGGGAAGGTTGGACTGGTGAAAGATGGCAATTTGCTCATCTCGATTCTTGGCATCAAATTCGACAAGAACGTGGCGATATGTCGATACGGCCGTGTCCGTACCTGTAAAGTCATCCTTCGTAAAAGGGTTAATCCGTATCCAAGCGCCTTGCTCGGAGCGCTCATAGTGCTTCCTGTTCTTGGAGTCGTGGCCGAAGAATCTGGTGATCCATTCGGAGCGCGTCAGAAACGAACCCTTCGACGCTGGGAAGTACTTACCCTCGTCGGACTGGCCTGCCTCGTTGGTGATGCACACCACCTCGTCGTCCTTAAATGCGGACAGTAGGAGGTCGGCCGTTGTTAACGGAACAGCGCCGAAAGCAATCTCGGCTACGCGCTTCGCGTCAAAGACCATCCTTCCATTAGCGCCAACTACGCGCTCGTTCTTCTTTAGCCAGCCCTTTGGCTTTTCGTGCGGCTTGACGAAGGCATCGTTCAGTTTGTGGCGCAAGTCCCTCTCGCCCCAAGGTGGTGAGCAATGACTAGAATTCCACTCCTGCAATAGTGTCCAGGCATCGTCATAGGATAGGTCGAATCCGTGAGCCAGAATTGACGCCGCTCGATAGGTCGCTGGGTGTCCACCTTGTCCAGAAATAGCGTGAGGTAGTTTAGCAAGGTAGGCTCTCGCCCCCTTGATTCGGTCTTCGGGGGTCATTGTTGTCTAGCGGACGATTCTGATATTCTGGATTCCTGCGATGTTGAAATCAATCCAATGAACAGCATCATCTCTCGATAAGTAATTCATCTCCATCACCACCTTGAGGATTTTCTTGTAACTGTAGACTAGCATCCCGCTCGGCTCTGTCCGCACAATGGCCTCGTCGAACTCCGACCTAGGCTCAAGGCGGTAAAATTTAGGCAATGGCTTGCTCATTTTTGATGGTCTCGACTAGGTTGATGCGCTCACCGATCCAGCGGGCGCAAGGGACTGCCCAAGAGTTACCAATGGCCTTGTATCGAACACTATCTGGGCATTGGTCAGCAGGCTTTCCCTTCCACGAAATCATAGTCCAGTCATCTGGGAATCCTTGAAGCCGTTCCCCCTCGCGAGGCGTGATACGCCTAACTAACATACTTTTTTGAAGAACCGCTGGGAATCTACCTTTCTCTGGCATCGTCTGGAAATGACTAGTATCAAGTGTAGCGCTTACTTGTTCTCCGTTCCAGTAGCATCCTTTATCAGATTCTCCAACGCTTCCTTGAGTTCCAATGGGAGCGGCTTTCCTTTTGCGCTTGAACGTCGCAGGATTCCAGCGGAGGCTTTCGGAGTGATATAAAACCGCCGCAGGTGGTCTCCAGTCTCCAGCACCTTTGACAGGGTCACGGTAGCCGCATAGCCAGACTCTTCTCCTTCGTTGTGCGACTCCGAAGTGGTTAGCGTCAAGGATTCTGTAAGACCACCCATACCCGATGTCCCCCAGCGCTGTGAGGATGGCTCCAAACGCAGATCCTGATTGAGAGTTAAGGACTCCAGGCACATTTTCCCAAATGAACCACTTGGGTTTAAGGAATTCAACAAGTCCAAGGGTGACGAGGGCCAGGTTACCACGCGGGTCATCCAGCCCCTTTCGCAGTCCTGCTGTGCTGAAGGCTTGGCAAGGACTTCCTGCGCAAACAACGTCAACTGTTCCAGGGACGAGTCCCCATTCTTTCCATTTTGTGATGTCGCCATAGTTTTTTATATTTGGGAAATGTTGGTTTAATAATGCGCAGGGGAAGGGTTCAATCTCGGAGAATCCAACGGCTTCCCATCCTAGGTCTTTCCAGGCTACGCTTGCGGCTTCAATTCCGCTAAAAAGTGAAAGGTATTTAAGTTTATGTTGTGACATAGGTGGCTTTATAGGAAGATGTTTGTAATCACTATTACCTTCGCCCTCGCTAGTAAATAAATACTGATCTTGGACTGACCCAATAGTGAAGGCTTTATCCTCTGCGCCAAGGTATCCCTTGCCAGCGGTCTTGCCGATGTTCTTTGACCCGCGCGAGCCGTCTTCACGCTCGACGCCTCCCCGAATCTTAAAGCAGATTGGTTTACTCATTTGGTGGCTCTGTAGTAAGATACTTTCGTAAGTCTTTTTTTGATTACAACCTTAAAGTAACGTAACTCTATTATTTTTTTCTTAATTGCAATTTTAAGATAACGCTCCGTCTGCGACCTACAAAACCCCCATTCTTTCATATAGTGGCGAATTGTATGCCAGCCTGGAGGAACAGGCGCTAACTCATTGCGCATATCCTCGTAGATTAAATCAAGCAGGCGCTGGGCTTCTGACTTCATACTGGGAGATGCCAAGCGCCAGAATTATCGTGCGTATGAAGAAGTGGGTATAACGAGTTGTCGTTATACTCGCCGTAGACAAAGCCCTGCCCCCAACCCAGCGTGGATCGTCTGGTGTTGGCGTAGTCCATCGCGCCGCGCTTGGTAAGCGTGCCTACGGAGATGCCGATGGGCGAATCGATGCGGCGGCCTACGGCCTGCGTCGGCTTGTGGGTGTGAGCAAAGATGACATTGCCGTACATCTCGGCCATATCTCGCGAGGCCGTCTCGTTGTAGATAGTGCCGTGGGTGAACTTGTAGTTAGCCAACTGGTAGACCTGCCAGACGCCTGTATAGGGAATCAGCAGGGCATTCAACTTGAGGCAGGTAGTCTCAATCGCTTCAATGGCCGTCTCTGCGGCTAAAACGCGCAGTTCGTTAGACGAGCGGATATCCCTCCATAGGCGCGCTTCGTGGTTTCCAACTTCGACCACATTAGGGCGTAGTTGTTTTAAGAAATCAATGCCTCCGTCAATATCTGGGCGCAACTTATCACCCTCCCCACCAGAGCCTCCCATATGGGCTGACAAGTCGATAAAGTCTCCAAGGTGGATGACTGTATGTGGCTTCCAGCGCTCCCTAAATTTAAGTACCGCCTCTATCGCCAATGGATCTGCGTAGATGCCGTGGGAACACCCAACGGCCATAAATCGTTTCCATCCAGACCCTTGGGTTACGGCTTTCATTTACCTTTAGCCTTGAGGCGAACCCTTGCCCTATATTGGCTTTGGTAAGAGCGCTGGTAATCACGACGGACGTGCTTATGGATATATTCTTTGATATACTCCGCTGACTCAAGATCCAGGATGACCAACTTGCACTTGCCAACCTTTGCCGCGCCTATGGCACGACCAAGCGCCTGGATGCCCCTGCTTTTTCTTTCGTAGCCACTCACGGCTTCTTGTTCTCGGTTCGTATTCCAAAAGTATCGTTTCTCACAAAAGTAAATTGATCGGACACAAAATGGCGTAGCCCCCCATCACTATCAAGGACGATAGCAAATACATCATTGGAGAATGTCCCTCCATCGCGTACATAGATTGCCATTCCGTAGCCTAATGGCGTTTCTACGGGCATAGGGTTGCGGAATTCGTGTATCACGACTGCTTGCCCTCCTTGGCGGCGTTCCAGGCTTCAACACAGATGTTCCATCCAATGTGGGTTAGGTTCAACGCCATCTCATCACCCGCCTTGGTCAGCCTCTCGACCTCGGCCTTGAGGCGGGCGTTCTCCTCACGCTCGGCACGCAATAGTCGGGAGGTGGGGTTAGTCGTCAGAGAGTCCACTTCAACCAGTAGGCGGTTAATTTCCTTTATAAGAATGGAGTTCTCGATTTTAAATTGGTCAGCCGTAGACTTTAAATCGGTCAACTCATCCTTGAGGCGTTTAACTTCAAGGGCGTGGTCACGGCACTCATTGCCTAGACGGATAATGTTGGTGGCAAAATCCTGGATGATTCTGTCTTTGCTTTCTTCGTTCACGGATAATCTCCTTCTTCAATTTTATTGGAGTTGAAGCCATACTTGTCCGCAAACAAACGATGAGCAGTCAGCCTTTTGTTTAAGTCCTTGAGTAGGCCAGTTCCTCCTAGGGCAAAGGGTAGACGCGCGTCATCTAGGATGACTTGATTCAACCTTTCAACCTCGGCTTTGAGACTCTTAACCTCGGCCAGCGCTTGCACCATCTCTGCCCACTTGTCTGGATCTACAGGAATAAATTTAGACATTTCGCACCTCCTGCCACTCTTCGATAGCATCAGTCGGGTCTTCCTTGCGGTGACGCAAGCAATACCAGAGGTCGTCGCCAGCCTCGCGCAACGTGGACTGGATCGTCTTGCGAGCCTCTAGTTCCTCATTGAGTTTTTTAACTTCAGATTCCAGGCGCAAAATCGTGGCCTTGGCGGCGACAAGTTCGTTGCTGGTCTGAAGTTGATTCAGCGCGTTATTCAATATACTGTCCATTGGATTACTCATTGTTGTTGTGGGAATTTCGTAGTTTTTGCCAGACGGACATCGACTTTGCCATACGGCTAAACGATGCCGATGCGACGATTTCGTCTCCTGCGGCTTCAAGGAGTTTTATCTTGTTTTTTAGTTCGTCAACTAGAATGTCGGAAGAAGATACGATAGCATCGACGTGCTTATTTTTCTCCTTCTCTTCGGCCAGATTGACCTCCAAGCGCTTGATACGCTCTTCCGCGTGAAATGATTTAAGGCGATATGCCGTTAAAATCTCGTTGAATTCTTCTTGGTTCATTGGAAAGTCTTTCTGAATTTATTGCGGCCAGAGATCCGCCAGTCCGTGCCGATAGCCTTTGTGGCCTGCTCAAAGGTGTAGCCTTGAGCGTGTCTGTGACCGAACTGTCGAAGTTTCTTGACCTGCTTAATTGTAGCCAATTGCAGGGCGACGCGCTCGCGCATCTTGGTTAGGATGTAGGCCGCGTGAGCCTCGGACAGGCTGTCATTGGCGTAAATCTGGAATCGCTCCAGGGCTTCCTTCTGGAATCGCGACATAGGGGTCGTGCTGGCCGTGGGAGGCGGCACGAACCCAAACAGGGGTGTGACTACGGATAGGTCAATCAAACCGCGTGAGGAGGCATCCTTGGCGTCCTTTTTATTCTGCTCCTGCTTAATGCGCTTTAGCAGGCGCTCTTCGGCCTGCGAGTCCTCGACATCAGCGTCGGCCAAGGGGTCGGACTGTCCTAGTCGGGGCTTGCACGCGGCGTCGGGATGATCCGTAAAGGCGTCCGCAGGCTGAAGTAGGTGCGTGCCGCTGACCCATAGTGGATCTAGGATGAGGCAGTCCTTCTTGCCTGGATAAGACCGCAAGCCACGGCCAATCATCTGCGACCATAGCGCTCTGGACTTGGTCTCGCGCAAGAGAACGACGCAGTCCACGTCGGGGCAGTCGAACCCCTCGGTAAATAAACCGACGTTACACAGGAACTGGGTTTCGCCGTTCTTAAAGTTCTCGACGCCCTGCGCTCGATACTTCCCAGATGTGCCGTCAAGGTGACCAGAACTGACGCCAATCTCCCGCAAGGCGGCGTTGAAGCGCTTGGAGGCATCCACACTAGGAAGGAAGATAATGGCCTTCTTGCGATTGTAGCGCCAGAACTCGTCCACTACGTTGCGCGCTACTTGCTCGATGGCGTCGTCGTAATTCTCGATGATGTTGTCGCAGATGCTGACGGCCAGTTTCTGCGCCAGCGGACGGACTAGGTAGCCATCCTTAATTAGGTCTCGGATGGCAATCTGGAAGACCTGCGTGAACCCAGCGGTCTCAATCTTCTGGCGATCCAGGCGGTCTGGCGTCGCCGTGATGGCAACAGCCTGCCCTTTAAAGTTGACCTGTACGTTCTTCCAGGACGACGCGACGGCGTGGTGGGCTTCGTCAAAGACGCAAAGCCCCCCCTCCCTACCTTCCACGGCCGAAAAATCTTTCTGAAAAACGGACAGGGCTTGCCCCTTCACTCCAGCACGATCCATCGTGTCTTGCGCTTGGTCAAGCAACTCGGAGCGGTGAGCAAAGAAGAAACAAGGCTTCCCTGTTGCGCTCTGCCACCTGCGCATCAGTTCGGAAGCCATAACAGTCTTCCCCGCGCCAGTCGGGGCGACTAGCAGGGGGTTAACTGATTTCGATAACGCACCAAGGCAAGCCTGGACGGCCTGCTCTTGGTACGGACGAATAGTCGGTTGGGTGGCTATAACCGACATCTGGGTTAGAACGGAAGTTCAGAGCCGTCGGGATGACGGAAGAAGAACGAACCTTGGTAGGCCACGCCTTCCGTGCCGTCCTTCTTGACGTACTTGCGCTCGGTCACCTTGACCTTGAGGCGGCGGCCAATGGCGCGCTCCGTGATTAACTTAACCCAGTCTTCACCTTCGACGCCGTCGAGGTTGATTTCGCCAGCGGCGAGGTACTTCTCAATTTCGTGCTTGGAGGCCGTGGCCGCCACGAACTGGTTAAGGCGCTCGTGACTGCCGTTCTTCTCGGCCTTCTGGAAGATGTCAGCGAACACGCTTTCGCCCTCGGTGTTCTCCAGCGCGATGCGGACGTAGAAGTCGTTGCGCGGCGGGAGGAACGACGTGGAGAAAGCCTTAACGATGACCTCGTAGATTCCAGGCTTGGTGATGTACTTGCGCTCTTGAGCGCCGTTGGGATCGAACTTGAATGACATATTGTGTATGGTTTTTGGTTATTTTGGTTTAGGAAATTACGTCTGGGTTAAGCGCCCACTTGGGGATGGAGATTTCGGTAGCGTCGGGATTATACCCGCGCCAGTTACCGAATGCATTGGACATCTTGTAAGTGTTGACGGCGATGTCCATCAATTCTTGACCAGCCTTAATGGTCTCCTCGGACAGGCTGTAGATGCGCCACGCAAAGGGTGGCTTCTTTTCTACGGCCACGATAAGGTAGTTGCGGCCAGTCTCGGCTAACGTCGAATAGAACGCCTGCTGGACGTGGTAGCCATAGTTGGCGATATCGCGAGCAAACGCGGCTGGGCTTGCGTCCTCACACGACTTCACGTCGATAATGTATGGCGCTTCGCACCCGCGGATCTTCGTGATGAGGTCAAGACGACCCTTGATGTTAACGCCGTTGTAGACGCCAAAGATAGGCTTCTCGGCCTCATACAAGGACTTGTCGATTTCAAGGTGGAGGAAGGCCGCCTGGACACTCGCGGTGACGCCCTGGATCGTAGCCAAGTCCTCGGCGTCAATAATTTCTGCGTCGGCGGGCAGGCCAGCCTTAAAAGCCTCATAGGCGGCCTTGCCGTCCTTGGTGCGACGATCCAGGTCGGGTTGGACGTGGACGACGCGCTGGAACTCTTCCTGCTGAAGAGCGGACAGGTGGATGAGCCTGCCCATCTTGAGGGCTGGGGTGTCCTTCTGCTCGGCCGTCAGCCACGCCTTAAAGTGCGCGGGGGATTTAAGTATCTGCTTCGCGCCGCTGTACGAGAGCGCTTCGGTTTCTTTATAGGTCATAGTTGCTGGTGGTTGTTGATAGAGTTGATGAAACCTTCGCGGTTCTTAATGACCGCCTTGGCGTCGGCGGCGTTGACGTCGTCAAGCCCCTGCCCCTCCTGGAGCATACCGACTTTCTTTAATACGATAACGGCGACGTCCTCCTTCCCTTGCGGGATGATGGAGCGGACGTCGTAGGAGGTACTATGCCTAGAGGTATGGGGGATGTCAATGGCATCGTCAGAGACGGCCACGCCGAAACAACACTCTGGGGCAATGAGACGGACGCCCTCGGAGATAGCGCGCGCGGTAAGCATACGACGCGGCCACTTCTTCCAATTCTCCTTGATCTTGCCGTCCTTGCCGAGCGCTGTGCCATTGATGGTGTACTCCTCAATGGTTGCACGGATGAGCGCTTTGTTGATGCCCTTTGCAAACTCGGCCTCAACCAGCGTGTCGTTGCGGGTGATCCAGGTGACGTTGCCGCCGATGAGGTTAAATTTGGCAAGCAGGGCGTCGGTACGGATAGCCAACTGCCCCTGGATGAAGTGGTAAGTACGCGCCAACTCCAGCGGCGATTTCTTCTCGGTGAGGCATTGCATCGCGAGAATCTCGCCCTGCTCCACCTTGTCCACGCCAAAGATACCAGAGCGGAAGATAGACTGGCCAAGAGTCTTGATGGCAAGCATCGGGTCGCCGATGCGGTCATAGACCTCCAGCGCTTTAACGTCTACTGGGACGATGTCTTCAGACATTCTTAATCTCCTCCAGCAGGGTCGAGCGAGAGACGCGGCGCAGGCGGCCTTCCAGCAGGACGTTGTAGTAGTGGCGCTCGTTGATGGTGGTCGGCTTGAGTTCGCGGAACACGCGGCCGTCCTTTGTCACGACGTAGTTGGTCTTGTCCAAGACCCCCACGATGCGGGTGTCTGGCTTTAACTTTTTAATAGCAGGGATGTGGATTATTTTTTTCATTGTTGTTTAAAGGTTGTGCTGGCGGGCGTGATCCAGGAGCAGGAGGGCGTCGGCCGTCTGCAAGGTCACGTCGATTGAAGGAAAGCGGCGCACGGCCTCGTCGCGCAATTTACGTTTCCATTGGGCAGACGTTAAGTCGCCCTTTGTGCCGATGGCGATGGTCTTCTGCCACTCCTGCGGCCGTACCTTAATGACACGGAAACCCCGCGCTTCAAAGTGACCGCACAGGTAGCCGAATCCAAAGTGGAGACTAGCCGTCGCTGACTGGGGAATCATTCGCCCAGCAAATTTAGGGACGTCTTCGATGACGACTGTGTACTGATCCATAGTCAGTTCGGACAGGGCGTCGTAAGTAAGGGATGGGAGCGCGGCGGCCTGTGTCGTGCCGTCCTTTTTAAGGAAAGCCATCCCGCCCTTTGCGCCTGGATCGATGCAGAGATAGGTAATCATTTGGGGGAATTCTTGTGCCACTTCTTGATGGCTTTATTGATGTCTCGCGTCCAGGCGGCGGGGCATAGGTCGGTGCATACCAGTTCGGCCAGCACGTCGTTTAACGCCCACCCAGCGTCGGTTATTTTCTTTTTTTCTTTTTTCTCCAGCGCCAGCGCGGCCTTGGTGGCCGCCAGTTCGTCTTGGAGTTTTTCAATGTCCTGTGAAAGCATATAGAGAGACTCTTCTAGTTCGCCGTTGGCGTCTTGCAAAAGTCGATAGTACTCCTCAAGGTCATCGGGTGGCATAGTCAAAGAGGTTTCTCACCCTCTTCGCCGCGTCAACCTTTTTTTCGGGACAGCGCGCGGGGTCAAAACCGCAGGTCGAGAAGTTTTTGAACCCCATTGCAAAGCAAAGGTAGATTTGCTCTGGCGTTGGATTGGTAACCCCAGCGCCAGCCAAGCGACCTACGCACGCGCGCAGGTACGCCGAGGCCACCGCGTAAGATGCCTTTGGATTCTGGAAGTCCCCATAGGGGTACGTCTGCCGCCCTTCTTTTTTCAATTGGCCGTTGCCGTCGATCCAGGCCAATGCCCACATCTGCCAAGCCCCGCGAGCGCGGCGCTGGTCGCCAAGGGCGTTGTGGTTCATCCCGCTCTCGATATTCCCCACCGCCACCACCAACTGGTGATGGGCGAGGGCGGCACGATCAACTTCTGGCAACGTCGGATTGAACGTCGCGCCGATGAAGGCCAGCAGGGGCAGGGGATTAGCCATTGTAGGAGAAGCCCCCCTCGACGTAGTCCTTCAGCATCTCGTAGGCCGCACAGGCCGAACCAGTAGTGAGGAATAATTCTGGCCGTGCCTCGACCTCAAGGAGCGCCGCCGCGGCCTCGTCGGCCGAAGGCGGGTTGTCCAGGGCGTAGAGGATCGCCATCACGCGCGTGGCGGTCATCGGGATTGCTCCTTACCTAGCGCGTCGGCGTGGGCGTAGACGTCCTTGACGTCAATGTCAGACGTCAACTCGGCCACGATGACCTTCAGCGCCTTAAAGTAGGCGTGGTAGGCGGCGTTGCCAGCGCCCTCGGCGATGTCATCGACCTTGGCCTGCTCCAGCCCCTCGGCCGTGGCGGCCTCGCGGGCGGCGGCCTCCATCGCGACGCCGTGCTGGGCGGCCAGCACCTCTAGCATACGCTGGACGACGTAGGGGTCGGGGACGATGTTAATCTTCTCGGTCTTGTTTTTGGATTTGCTCATTGTTGTGGTGTTGGGAAATTACTCGACGTGGTCGTTGATGGTCTCGACCTCGATATCGGACGAGGTCGTGCTAGACTCGGTGCAACCCTCGGTGGTGATGATGACGCGGGACTCGGCGTTGTTCATCATATCCTCGTACTGGGCGATGGCGTCGGCCTCGGATCGCGCAAATATCTTCTGCTCAATGACGATGGTCTCGATGACGACGTAGGTCTGGTAGGTAGGTTTGCTCATTATTGTGGGGTTAGGAATTGAGGTCGTAGTCGCAAGCCTTGATGTGCTTGGTGGTCGCAAGCATACCTTCCCAGTTGTTCGGGATAGCCTGGACGAATCCATCGACCTTGTGGCCGTGGTAGCCGTCGTCAAACTCGCGCTGGATCTGCGAGCAGGCCGCCGA